CATGGACAACGCCTATGAATGGTACACCTCTGGACCTAGACAACGTCTTCAACCTGGTGGTTCAATTGTTATAGTTATGACTCGTTGGTCCACAAAGGATCTTACGGGAAAATTATTAGCACAACAAACAAACGAACACGCCGATCAATGGGAGGTTGTAGAGTTTCCAGCTATTTTGAACGATAAACCATTATGGCCACAGTTTTGGAAAATTGAGGAACTACAAGGAGTCAAGGCTTCTTTGTCAGAACAGAAGTGGCAGGCACAATGGCAACAAGCACCAACGTCTGAAGAAGGATCTATCATCAAAAGAGAGTGGTGGCAAGTATGGCCAAAAGATGACATTCCGCAATTAGCACACGTTATACAAAGTTATGACACAGCCTTTAGTAAAAAAGAAACGGCAGACTTTAGTGCAATAACAACATGGGGTGTATTTAAACCCGTGGAACACGGCCCATGGAACATCATCCTTCTTGCCATGCGCAAGGGACGATGGGACTTTCCTGAACTTAAAGAGATAGCCTTAGAGGAATACAAATACTGGGAACCTGAAACAATCTTGATTGAAGCGAAAGCTTCTGGTATGCCCTTAACACAGGAGCTACGACAACTAGGAATTCCTGTAGTAACTTATACGCCTAGTAAGGGCAATGATAAGCATGTACGTGTAAACTCCGTAGCTCCACTCTTTGAAGCGGGTCAAGTCTGGGCAACCGACGATCGCTGGGCAGAAGAAGTTATTGAAGAGTGCGCCGCTTTCCCTTATGGTGATCATGACGATTTAGTCGATTCAACAACACAAGCGTTGTTGCGTTTCCGTCAGGGGAACTTCATACAATTAGATTCAGACTACAAAGACGAGCCACGGCTCCTTGTAGGCGCACAGGAGTATTATTAATGAGTAAATTTAAAAAAAGTGTAATGAGTATGATAAAACCAGCATCCTCGTTATTAAATAGATCACCAAATGATTTACAAGCACAACATGCAGTAAGACAAATAAGATTATTAGAAGTTTTGGATAGACGTAAAAAGAATTTTAAGTCACTAAAAAGAAACTAATGGTTCGTTACATACTATCTATTTTACAAAGTATACCAAAGAAAGCGGGGTATAAAAAATTTTTAGGAGATAACTATGACGAGTTTATGGAGTCATTTGCAGAATTATATAGAAAATATATAGCGGATGAGGATGTTGAAGGTTTAAAAAAATTTAAAGATGAAATTGGAAAAAATAAATTTGGAAAACTTCAAAAGCACGCAAGACTTAATGGGTTCATAACAAAACTTGACACAGACGCAGCTAAAGTTGTTAGTTCAAAAGGATCAATTCAACAATCAAATATTAAAAAAAGTTTGTTAAATAGATGGAATCAAACTGAAAATTTATTTACGCCTGGCAAAAAAGAAATGCAGCAAGCATTTAAACAGGTGGCTGATGAAATGATAGCCAACGCTCCCCGAACTAAACAAAAACAACCAGACGGTTCTTTTCAAGAAGTTATACAAATGGGAGGTAAACCTTTTGAGTACAAAAAAATATTACCTATTTTACAACAACGGTTTCCAAGACTTTTTTCTCAATTTGACATTGATAATGTTTATCATAACTCTGCATATAGAGAATCTATACGAAATAAAGTTGGCCTTCCTGATAATATAAAAAAGGAAAGTAAGTTTGAGGAATCTTATTTAAAAAAACAATTTAGAAATAAATTTAGAAAAGTAGATCTAGAGAGAAAAGAAAAATTAAATTTACAATATGATGATCAATTTATGTTTGATTTATTTAGATCAAGACCTGATGATTTTAGAACAGGTAAACCAATTCAAGATGTTGATGCTTTTCTAAATTTTTTAGATGATGTAAATTATTTTACACCTACTTCTAAAAATTATTACAGAAGTATGGATCCTGACTTCAAAGGATATGTGAATTTTAGAAAAATGCAAAAAGAAGCACCGAAAGACACACAGCTATCACATATGTTACACTCAACAGTTCCTGATCCTTTTAAACAATTTAGATCAATAGATGCACCTCCAACTATTAAACCGATGAAAGGCGGTGCTTTTGAAACACCAAATATATACATGTCTGATCCTGTAGAATTTGGAGGAGCAGATCCAGGTATATTAAAACTATTACCTAAAAAAACAAATATAGAGATACAACCAGAATTAGAGGCTGATTTACACGATGCTATTATAGATTTTTATAAAACAGGTAAAAGCAATATTGCAAAAATAGAACAGCAGATGATTAATAATAATATTACCACAAAAATTGTTGATCCTATAGGTGGCACCGAATCTCCTTTATCAAGAGTTTATGGATTTGTTTCAGACGTAAAAGGGCCAGCAGGTATGAAAGAAGGGGGTTTCGCTTCGATTGAAGAAGTGTTAGAATATGATAATGGCTGAAGAAAATATTGACATATTTAATGATTTTAAAAACTCGCAAGAGTATTTTGATTATCTAAAAAAACAATCAGAAGATTATAGAAAATTTAAAACATCACCAGAACAAGTGCAACGTGACAAAGACGCTGCAATAGATGCGTTAAAATTTCCAGTTAATGTGGTGGCAGAAACAGGGAATTTAGGATTAGATTTGTTGGAGCTACCCTTAGATATTTTTGATTTCGCTTCAGGAGCAAAATCGGAATCCGATAAACTTCCTAGAATACCTACAATACCTTACAGAAATCCTGAGATGGAGGGTGTTGATGATGCGGCTGCGCTTGCTATTCAATTTATGACTCCTTTTACGTATCTAAAGGGAATTGATATTTTAGCAAAAAGTTCTCCAAAAGCTTACAAAGTATTAAGTGAGGCACATCCATATTTTGTAAAACAAATGTATGAAGCTTATAAAAAAGGAGGACTAAAAGAAGTAGCTAAAACAGGTATTTTACCAAGTAAAGAAGTAGCTAAAAAACTTGCTAGAAATTTTTCTTTGTCTACAGGAGCTGGTTTAGCAGATAGAGTAACAGGATCGACTATGGCTGAAAATATTTTTGCACAACCAGTGGACATGCCTGTCGAAAAAGACAATGTAATAACTATACAAAAATCAGATTTAGAGTCTGACTCTCCACCTCGTATTAGAGGTAAAGAATATTTTGAAACAAAACCAGAAGTGGTTGATCGTAAGGCCTTGGGCGGTGAGCCAGGGCTCGCGACCAATATATTCGAAGAAGACACAACAGTAGCAGAGGGACCAGAAGAAATTCAGGTAGCAAACTTAGTAGGTAAAACACCTTTATGGGCAATCGCAAACCAAGATAAAGCAAAAACATTAACACAAGAGTTTACCAAAGCTGCAAAGAAAGCAATGGATGCTATTAAAAACAAATTAGGAACTAAGGATGAAGTTTTAGGAGAGACGATTGAAGATGTTATTGATACACCTCCTGCGAGTGGAACAGGTGTAGGGAGTGTTAAAACAAAGAAAACAATTACTGATTCACCTGAGCCGAATGAAGGCATGTTTTACTCGGAACTTGAAGCACGGCTCATGGACCCCAACACACCAAAGACATTTAAAACATCAGATGAATTTTTAAATTTTTTACAGGCTAAACAAATTTCTAAAGCAGAAGTTGATGATAATATTTTAACACGTTACATCGAGCTATCAAAAAAGAATAACTATCCGCTTGTTAAAGAGGATATGTTAGAAATTATTCGTCAATCACCAATGCGTAGTATTGATACGATAACGTACGGTAATCCTGCGTATGGTGGAACAAAAAATGCAAAATATCCTGGGTATCAAGAACCAGGCGCGTTACCTGATACCTACCGAGAAGATGTATTGTATCTTCCTGCTAACAAAATTCCTTTTGATCCTGATAAGATTCCAGGAAGTGTTCATGATTTTGAAGAACGATACGTGATCGGTTGGTCGCGGAAAACGGACCGTAATGCAACATTACCTGTTGAGAAAACACCACAAGGTATTGAAGAAGCAGTAGATCCTGCCATGATTCGTACGCTCAAACGTAATCAAAAAACATTAGATAGACAATTAAAAGGATTAGAAACATCAGCTCTTAGAAAATTAGAGCGAGAAGGTTTAATAGAAGTTGATGATGTTGATAATCTAACATCAGCCGAAATAAGAAATATTTTAGATACTGATGTTATGGCAAGACTGCGAAGTATTGATGAGCCGTTAGAACAACAGATTTTACAGTTTAGAATGAAGATTGATGAAGATGCCGCGCGTTTGGGGAAAATGGAAGAAACCACCAAGGGACGCGAAGTAACCATCACTTTTGCGGATGAGATACAATCTGATATTTTACAACAAGCAAAACAAATGGAACAAAAGTTTCGAGAGGAACTTGGTGATCTTATGGATAAGAATATTGATTTTGTAAAAGAAAAAATAAGATCCTCTCAAAGGGGATTTGGTGGTGATTTCCGTAATATTAATCCTGAGATTGCAGAATATTTTATTAAAAATAAAACTGTATTCAGACCCATATTTCAAAGTGAAACAGAGATGCAACAGTTTATGAACAAGTATGCAGAAACACAACTTGTTTTAGAAGACTTAGCAAAGGCAGGTCTTCGCCCTGATAAACAGTTGGTGACGAAAGCAAGAGAAGCGCGTGCTACACAACAACAATTATTATCAGATTTAGAAGTAGCGATGAGCAAAGAATCTTTATCAAAATTATTTCCTAACGTGCCGTTTAAAAATAGAATGGAATGGGGTTCAGCATTAATTAAGCGTGACTTAAATTTAGCGGCTGAAAGATTATATGGTCCTAATAAAATAGAAGGATCAGCAGAGTGGTACGTTGTAACACCAGCTAATCCTGTAAAAAATAGATACGGTCAATCGGGTGGTACCGCTGTGCCTGTTGAGCAAAGAACCAAGAATATGAAAGGGATTGGCACGGAAGAGTTTTACGGTGGCCCTGACAGTGTTGATTCAAAGGGAAAACACTACACTTCTACGGTAGAAAAAATCTTAAAAAAGGCGGCAAAAGAAAATAATTCAGAGATTAAAATTATTGAGGTGCCTAATGTAGGAAAATCTTTTGCTATAAAAATTACACCAGAGATGTTATTACCACATAAAACTCATAGAAAAAAAGGAGGAGTGGTGTATACTCCAGAATTAATTGACATATTTGAGGTAGCATAATGGCAGTAGAAAAACCTATAGGATTTGTACCAGCTCAAGAAGAAGCAATAGAGCAACTGACTGAAATGGAAATAAACGACTCTTTGGAAAAAGGGACAGTTGAAATGATGGACGATGGCTCTGCTATTATTGGAGAACAAATAAATGAGATACCAACAACCTTTGATATGAATTTAGCAGAAGTGTTGGAGGAAGACACTCTACAAAATATATCTAGTGAGTTACGTCAAGCCTTTGAAGATGATAAATCATCAAGAAAAGATTGGGAAGATACATACAAAAAAGGATTAGATCTTTTAGGATTTAAATACACAGAAAGATCACAGCCCTTTCAAGGGGCGAGTTCCGTGACACATCCTATGTTGTCTGAGGCTATTACACAATTTCAAGCACAAGCTTATAAAGAATTACTACCACCGAATGGACCTGTTAGCACCCAAATTATTGGTGCTGTAAATACGCAAAAAGAAGAACAAGCGCAACGCGTAAAAGAATACATGAATTATCAAATTACACATGAGATGGAAGAGTATGATCCTGACATGGATTCTTTATTATTCTATCTACCATTATCAGGTTCTGCTTTTAAAAAAGTTTACTATGATGAAGGACTTGGAAGAGCGGTGTCTAAGTTTGTGTCTAGTGATGATTTGTATGTTCCCTATCAAACAACAGACTTTCCTTCTTGTGAAAGAATAACACATGTTATTAGAAGAACAAAAAATGACGTGCGTAAAATGCAAGTCGCAGGAATGTATCGTGATGTAAACTTATCTGTTCTTGATAATGAAACAGCATTACAAGAAGAAGAGGCAAAAATATCTGGCTTGAAAAAAAGCTATCATGATGATGATTATCAATTATTAGAAATGCATGTTGATTTAAACATTGAGGGTATTGATAGTGATGATGGAATTAAAGTTCCTTATATTGTCACAATAGACGAAGGTTCTTCTAATGTTTTATCTATTTACAGAAACTACAATGAAGAAGACGGAAACAAAAGAAAACGTCAATATTTTGTTCATTATAAATTTTTACCTGGTTTTAGTTTTTATGGATTTGGTCTTATTCACATGCTTGGTGGTTTATCACGAACTGCAACAGCTGCACTTAGACAGTTATTAGATGCAGGTACCTTATCTAACTTACCTGCTGGTTTTAAAGCAAGAGGGCTAAGAGTTGCGGATGATGACTCACCTTTACAACCAGGAGAGTTTAGAGACGTTGATGCACCTGGTGGCAGTTTGCGTGAAGGGTTATTGCCTTTACCGTACAAAGAACCAAGTCAAACATTATTTCAGTTACTAGGCTTTTGTGTAGAAGCAGGATCTCGTTTTGCAGCAGTCGCTGATCAAAAAATAGGAGATGCTGCTCAAGCAGGAGCACCAGTGGGCACGACAATGGCGTTAATGGAACGTGGTGCAAGAGTAATGAGTGCAATACATAAACGACTACACTATGCACAAAAAATAGAATTTAAATTATTAGCGAAAATATTTGCTGAATCACTACCTCCTTTTTATCCTTACGAAGTAGGTAATGAACAATTAAAAGGATTAAAACAAGAAGACTTTAGTGATGATATAGATATTATTCCTGTTTCTGATCCAAACATATTTTCAATGTCTCAACGTGTTACGTTGGCACAAACACAATTACAATTAGCACAAGCTGATCCTGGAGCACACAATATGTACGAAGCGTATAGAAGAATGTATGCTGCTTTAGGTGTTAAAGATATTGATGTTTTACTTCCTGTTCCTCAACAACCTCAACCAATGGATCCAGGAACGGAAAACTCAGCAGCATTGGCGGGCCGATCTCTTGTAGCATTTAGAGGACAGAATCAAATGGCTCATGTTGATGCACATAGAGCGTTAATGACATCATTTTTAGTAAAAAATAACCCTAAAGTAATGGCTATTTTACAGGCTCACATTATGGATCATGTTAGTATTCAAGCAAGAGAGGAAGTTGAAGAAGAATCTAAACAAGAAATGGAACAAATGGCTGCTCAATATGGTGGTCAAATACCTCAAGAGCTACAATTACAACTTCAAGAAGCAATAGAAAGTCAAGTTGCAGAAAAAATAGCTGAAATGACTGATGAAATGGTTGAAGAAGAGGCTGAAGTTTTAGACGAAATGGGTCAAGATCCTCTTGTAGATTTAAAACAACAAGAAATTAACCTTAGAGCACAAGATATAGAGCGAAAAGCTATGGTTGATGAAGCAAATATAGGTTTAGATGCAGAAAAATTGCGTCAGAACGCACAAATTGCACAAGATAGAATAGACTCACAAGAAGATATTGCACAATTACGTGCAAATGTTAATCTATCTAAACAAAATGACAAAAATACAAAGCGCAACCGATAAATTACAGGAATATTTTAACGAATTAATGAATTTTTCTGAAACAGCAATTACAACTCAAGAAGAACAGATACTTTTAGCGGGTGCAATGATGGCTGTAGCTAAAATGTTGTATCATAGCAATCTTTCAGAACAAGAGTATGATAATATTATGGACCACAACGGAAGAGACTTGCTAAATCTTTTAAAACCAACTATACATTAATTATTATGGGTAAAAAATCTAAGTTTGGAATGTTGTCTGTTGAAGCAGGTGTTGATAATAACCCTAATCCTACACAAGCAGATAGAATTGTAGGAGCTACCAAAAAAAATAAAAAAGCTATGGGTGGCGAAATAAATGGTTTAAAGAAAATGGGCATGAAAGTAGGTGGTTTAGCAGGTAGACTAGCTCAACGTGGTTATGGAAAGGCAAGAAAATGAAATTTAAAAACGCAAAAATGACTGAAGTACCTCAAAAAAATCCGTTTCCAAAAACAATTGCAGTATCAGATGCAGCAGTTGTTTATTCTCCTTTTGTTTACAAAAAGAATAAAGGAAGTGGACCAAAAGGGCAGACAAGCAATGCTCAGATTAAAAAGGTAGCTTTCAAAGGCGTAAAATAGTATAATCCCCGACTTAAACAAGGAGGTAGTATGAATCTACTGAAAGATCTCTGGTCACACATCAAAGAATGGTCAGATTGGAAAATGAAGGATTGGATCAAGGCGGCTATCGTGGCTATCGTTGTTCTCTGGATAATTAGCTGGATGACAGGCGGAGCAGCATAGTGCTTAACCTACTCGGTGGCTTACTTGGTGGTGGAAAAGGCGGAGCCTTAGCGACCATTTCAAAAGTTGTCGATGAACTTCATACGAGTGAGGAAGAAAAATTAGATAAAAAAATTTTAATGCAACGCTTACAACAAAAGCTTGCAGAAAAACAATTAGATGTTAATGCAAAGGAAGCCAGCCATCGCAG